AGCTCGAGATATGTGCTCCGAACGGGCTGACGACGAACTGTCGGCCCTGATGCACGCGCAGACGCACGTCAAGACGATCACGAATCGGGAAAGCAATGCCAGCCTGAAGGTTCTGGCCGCGGACAGCAACACAGTGGGCGGTAAGAAAGGTGTTGGAACGCTGGTCGATGAGTTGTGGCTCTTCGGCAAGGTGGCGAATGCAGAGAACATGCTGCGGGAAGCGACAGGTGGCCTGGCGAGTCGGCCGGAAGGCTTCACCATCTTCCTGACCACGCAGTCGGACGACCCTCCAGCTGGAGTCTTCGCCCAGAAGCTGAAGTACGCCAGGGATGTGCGGGACGGAATCGTCCACGATCCCAGGTTCGTGCCGATCATCTACGAGTTCCCGGAAGCCATGATTGCCGCGGGCGAGCACCGCAAGGTCGAGAACTTCGGGATAGTCAACCCAAATCTGAACTACTCTGTCGATAGAGAATTCCTTGAGAGGGAGTTCCAGAAGGCGACGAACGACGGCGAAGAGTCCATGCGTGGATTCCTTGCCAAGCACCTGAACGTCGAGATCGGGCTTTCTCTCAGGTCCGACCGATGGGCTGGTGCGGACTTCTGGGAGCAGCAGGCGGATCCTGAATTGACCCTGGACGAATTGCTGCGCCGCAGCGAAGTCGTGGTCGCAGGGATCGACGGTGGCGGTCTGGACGACTTGCTAGGCCTGTCGGTGATCGGCCGGGAGCGCGAAACCCTCAAGTGGTTGCACTGGTCGCATGCCTGGGCTCATGTCATCGTGCTCGAGCGCCGGAAAGACATCGCGGCAAGGCTGCGGGACTTCGAGCGGGACGGTGATCTGACCATCGTCGCAAAGCCTGGTGATGACGTCGAACAGGTGGCAGACATCATCTGCAAGATCCGCGACAAGCGGCTTTTGCCTGACTCGAACGCCATCGGGGTTGATGCTGCTGGGATTGGTGATGTCGTTGACGAACTGACCAGTCGGTCCAGGGACATCAAGGTCGAGATGATCGTTGCGATCTCTCAGGGCTGGAAGCTCAATGGAGCGATCAAGACCACTGAACGCAAGCTGGCCGGCAAGGAACTGATCCACTGCGGAAGCCGGTTGATGAACTGGTGCGCCGGGAATGCACGGATCGTGCAGAACGGCAACGCGATCTCGATCACCAAGCAGGCGTCCGGGAACGCCAAGATCGACCCGCTGATGTCCACCTTCGATGCTGCCTCGCTGATGGCGTTGAACCCGGCGAGTTCGCAGAAGAAGTACCAGATGATTTTTGTATAGCCTCCTCTGGTCGCTGCCATAGCGACTTTGGGCCGCCTCAGTGCGGCCCTTTTCTATTCTGGAACGCCTATGAACCGCGCTTACTCACTGCTCAACGTCAAGTCATTCAGCCAGCGTGGCGATGTCGTGACGGTCGAGGGCATCGCATCGACTCCTACCGCGGACCGGATGGACGACATCGTTGAACCGATGGGCGCGAAGTTCAAGACGCCGATGCCTTTCATGCTCCACCACGACGCCACCATGCCGGTGGGCAACGTGACCTTTGCGCAGCCGACCGACAAGGGCATCCCGTTCCGCGCTGAACTGCCCATCGTCAAAGAGCCTGGAGTCATCCAGGACCGGGTCAACGAGGCCATCCACTCGCTCAAATACAAGCTGATCGGTGCTGTCTCCATCGGGTTCGCCCCGGTGCATGGAGCCATTGAACGCTTGAAGAGCGGAGGCCTTCGATTCAAGGAATGGAACTGGCTCGAATTGTCGCTAGTGACTATTCCAGCCAATCCCGATGCCGTCATCACCGGCATCAAGTCATTCGACAAGGAGGTGCGTGCCGCGCTTGGCAAAAACGCAACTCTGAGTCAATCACCGCCCGGCGCTTCGGGCAGCAAGCAAACGACGCAAGTCGCAATCTCAACCGAAGTCCTGAAAGGCAATCAAGTGAAGACGATTCAAGAACTGCGCGAAGAGCGCACCACCAAGGCCGCCCGTCAAGGCGAGCTGATGCAACTGAAGAAGGACGGCACGTTCGGCGAAGCCGAGCGGGCTGAATTCGACGCGCTGGAAGACGAGTTGGTCAAGTGTGACGACGAGATCCGTGAACTGAACTTCCACGCCCGCAACTCTGCCGGCGCGACCGAAGTCCGCGGCAACAGCATCTCGAGCGCTGCCGCGTCGCGTGGCCGTGCCAAGACGCTGCCGACTTCGTTCGGCATGCCAGAAGAGAAGTTCCAAGGCCAGTTTTTCACCCAAAAGGTGATCGCCAAGGCCCTGGCTGCGATGAATCATGGCAGCGCTGGCGAAGTGGCTTCTCAACGCTACAAGAGCAACCCGATGCTGGTCAACGTCATCAAGGCGGACGTGGCTGGCGGTGGTTCTGGTTCCGGCGAGTGGGGTGCTGAACTGGTGTCGGCTGACAACCGCTTCACGGGTGACTTCATCACCTACTTGTACTCGCAGACCGTGTTCGACAGCCTGCCGCTTCGCAGCGTGCCGGCCAACGTCACGATCAAGGGTCAAGACGGTGCTGCGACGGCGAACTGGGTTGGCGAGTCGAAGGGAATCCCCGCGACGACTTCTGACTTCTCTACGGTGTCCCTGACCCCGCAGAAGGTTGCCGCGATTGCAGTTGTCAGCAATGAACTGCTGCGCGATTCCTCGCCTTCGGCTGAAATGCTGGTGCGGGATTCGCTGGTTGAAGCTTCTGCGCAGAAGATCGACACGCACTTCTTCAGCACCACTGCCGCCTCGAGCGGTGTGTATCCGGCCGGCATCCTGAACGGTGTCGTGGTCGGAACCACTGGTGGCGCGACGGAAGCGGAACTGATCGGCGACATCGCCGGCCTGATGCGCAACTTCATCACCGCCAAGTACCCGATCAGCGGGCTGGTGTGGTGCATGTCGCCCCTGCTGGCTCTGCAGATCTCGCTGATGCGCAATGCCCTTGGGCAGAACGCCTTCGCGACGATGCCGAACACGCTGGAAGGCCGTCCGGTCTACGCGGGCCACAACGTTGGCACGGGCGACCTGATCCTGATGAGCGCTGGTGACATCTGGAAGATCGGCGACGGCGGTGTGCAAGTCTCGATCAGCCGTGAGGCCACCATCGAGCAGTCCGACGCACCTACGGGCGCGACCGACACGCCGGCGACGATGGCTACCAAGTTCACCAATATGTTCCAGGAAGAATCGACCGCCATCAAGGTGGTGCGCTCGATCAACTGGGCCAAGCGTCGCAGCGGTGCCGTGCATTACATCGGCAACGCTTCGTACGGCGAACTGCAGTCTGTCTGACCGAAGGAGCGGGCAACCGCTCCTGCACCAAGGCAAGGCAGCGGAGATTTCCCCCGCTGGCCTTGCCCCCCAAACAAAAGCTGAAGCCAGGAAGAGATGTTCACCATGAAGCTCAAGGCATGCAAGCACATCCGGTACGGTGGCAAGTCACTGAAGGCGGGTGAGGTGTTCGAGTGCAAGCCTGCGGATGTTCGCATCCTGATGGCGATCAAGCACGCTGAAGCATACGTCGAGCCTGTACGTAAGTCGTACGTCAGCAGGAACGTCGTCGCCGAACCAGTTGCTTCGCCTGAGCCTGTGGACGAAACCCCGAAGCGGCATTACAAGCGCCGCGACATGACGGCTGAGTGATGCGTATCTTCGGGCTCGAGATCCGCCGCGCGGTGCAGAAGAAGGTGCAGCTGCATGGCGTGGACGACCGCGGATGGAACATCATCCAGGAAAGCTTCATGGGCGCCTGGCAGCGGGATGTCACCATCGACAAAGAGGCGGTGCTGTCCAACTGGACAGTATTCGCCTGCATGACCCTGCTTGCGGGTGACGCAGGGAAGCTTCCATTGCTGCTGACGCAGAAGGAAGACGGGATCTGGGTTGAGACAGAGAGCCCTGCGTTTTCTCCCGTCCTGCGCAAGCCGAACAAGTACCAGACACGCCAGAAGTTCATCGAGTCGTGGGTGCTGTCGAAGCTGTCCAGCGGGAATACCTACGCGCTGAAAGAGCGCGACCAAAGGGGGGTGGTGATCGCAAGGCACATCCTTGACCCGCTTCGCTGCAAGCCGCTTGTGGCTCCAAATGGAGACGTCTACTACCAGATCCAGGGAGATGAACTAGCCGGCTTGCCTGAAGGCTTGCCGGCCATTCCCGCATCGGAAATCAACCATGACCGGATGTGGTGCCTGTTCCATCCCCTGGTCGGACTGAGCCCGATCTTCGCCTGCGGACTTGCGGCGACTCAAGGCTTGAAGATCAGCGGAAACTCGGCCAAGTTCTTCGAGAACATGAGCCGGCCGTCAGGGATCCTGACCGCTCCAGGCGAGATCAGCGATGACACAGCGCTGAGGATGAAGAACGACTGGGAAAAGAACTTCGGCGGCGACAAGATCGGCCGCGTGGCAGTTCTTGGTGATGGTCTGAAGTACGAAGCGATGTCTGTCAACCCTGTCGACGCGCAGTTGGTAGAGCAGATGAAGTTGTCC